CCCCCAAGTCTATGGAGTAACATTACATGCAAGCAACACCCGATTTTTTCACCCCTGCGATGGACGCCAAACTGCGGGAAATGTCACGCGAAGCAGCACGCGAAATTAACAAAGAACGCCCCGGTTTGATACTGGCGAACCCTGCGGAATTCCGCACGCGCGCATACTTGCGCATTTCGGACAAGGCAATCGCGCTGGTGCGCGACGAATGGAAACAGAAAAATGGCAGCTAGAAAACCCCGATCAGACAGCAGCGCCGCTATGGTGCGCGCCGCAAAAAATGCCGCGCTCGGCGACAAAATGCCGCCCGCCCATGTGCAAATTTCGGCGGCGGTAATGCCCGACTACCTTTGCATCGTGCGCGCCCGCGCGAGACACGAATGGTCCGAAATGGATTTGATTGTCGCCGCGCAGCTGGCCGAGTGCATCGGCAAACAGCGCGAACAGGACATTGCCCTGGTGCTGGAAGGTGACGTGATCATGAACGCCAAAGGTACGATGGTGGCCAACCCCCGCGTTACGATCCTGGCCCAGCTGGCCGGGCGGCAACTGGCGTACATGCGCACCCTGCAGATGGGCGGCAAGGTGACGGACAAGCGCGATTTGCAGAAGGGCCGGCAGTTGGACAAGGACGCCCGCGATAGCAGGACTGAGGTGCAACAGGAAGAAAACGAGTTGCTATCGTGACCAAAACCAAGGTGCTCACGCGCGGCGAAAAGGTTTGCGCCTTCATCGAAAAATATTGCCCGGTACCGGAAGGCGATTTGCTCGGGCAGATGATCAAGTTGGAACCATTTCAGAGGGCGTTCATCCTCTCCGTTTACGACAATCCGCACGGCACCAAAACCGCCGTGCTTTGCATCGGGCGAAAGAACGGTAAGACCGCACTGATTGTCGGCCTGCTGTTGGCCCACACTCTTGGCCCGGAAGCGGTGGAGAATTCGCAGATCGTCAGCGGCGCACTATCCAAGGATCAGGCCGCCATCGTGTTTAAGCTGGCGCGCAAGATGATCGAAGGTTCGCCCGAACTGGCCAAGCGCGCCAAGTTGTTTCCGTCCGTCAAAGCGTTCACCGGCATATCGAAAAACGTTGAGTACGTGGCGCTGTCGGCTGAGGCCAAAACGAAACACGGCCTGTCCCCGGTGCTGATCATCTTTGACGAAATGGGGCAGATCAAGGGGCCGACGAACGACTTTGTTACCGCCCTGAAGACGGCCCAAGGTGCGTACAGCAAGGGCATGCAGATCATCATTTCGACCCAGGCCGCAACCGACAACGATATGCTTTCACGGATCATCGACAACCAGCGCGAACGCCCGAATCCCCGCGTGGTCTGCCATGTGTACGAAACCCCGATGACGGTTACGCAACCGGACGGTACCGTGGTCGAGGCCGACATGAGCGACGAAGAATCTTGGAAGTTGTCGAACCCCGCGCTCGGCATTTTCCGATCCTTGGACGACTTGCGCGACTTGCACAAGGACGCGCAAGAGCTGGCCTCATTTGAACCAGAGTTCCGCAACCTGAACCTGAATCAACGGGTGGAGGCAAAGTCACCTTTCGTCACCCGGTCAACATGGTTGGCTAACGGCGCAGCACCGACCAACCGGCACCGGCCCAAGGTGTACGGCGGCCTTGACTTGTCCAGTGTCAGCGATTTGACCGCCGCCGTGCTGGTTGATGAAGACGACGGCAGCGTCTATCCGACGTTTTGGCTGCCCGCAACAGGGTTGAAAGAGAAGTCGAAGGCCGATAAAGTGCCCTATGATGTGTGGGAAAAGCAAGGATTCCTGCAAACAACACCCGGAAAAGCGATACAATACCGGTTTGTGGCGCAAGAATTACGCCAAATTTTTGATAAATTCGACATTCAACTGTTCGGATTCGACCGCTATTTGATGCCTTTTTTGAAAGAATGGCTCGAAAAAAGGGACGAAAAGGCGGGCAAACCGCTGTTTTCCGCTGCGGAAATTGACAAGTTTGTAGACTTCGGGCAAGGTACGGGGAGCATGACCCCGGCCCTGCGCGACTTGGAAACCAAATTGTTGCAGGAAGAACTGCGGCACGGCAACCACCCGGTGCTGACCATGTGCGCCAACAACGCCAAGGTGGTGGGCGACAGTGGCGCGCGCAAGTTCGACAAGAAGACAGCGCGCGGACGTATCGACGGAATGGTGGCGCTGGCCATCGCGGTGGGCGTTATGCCTCAAAGGGTTGAAGAAGAAAGCGGCACGATGGACGACTACTTAAACGACCCGGTGATGTTCTGATGACCATTCGAAGCAAGATTACGGCCGGCGCGCTGGCCGTAAAACAAGTTTTCTTTTCGATCCGCGATGCCGTCGCCTATCGCGGGGCGCAAGACCCCTTGAAAGATATCACCGTCAACCACGGCGACGTTCGCGGCGGGTGCAATCCACGGGTCGATGCGGCCCTGCAGCTGTCTACCGTGTGGGCGTGCGTGCGCTTGATCAGCGGGGCGGTGGCTACGATGCCGCTCATGATGTACGAGCGCACCGTTACACAGGGGCGCGACACTCGCACCATCGCCCGGGGCCACTCGCTTTACTACCTGCTTCACGATTCCCCTAACGCGGACATGACCGCGTCTGAATTTTGGACCGCCGTTACCGCGCGCGTTCTGATGCGCGGCAATGCCTACGTCTTTAAAACGTACAACGGCGCGGGCCGCTTGGTGTCTCTCGACCCGCTCGACAACGACCGCATGCGCGACCCGTACCGCGACGAGAACGGGGTTATCCGGTTTGAATACACCACCCCCGGCGGTATTAAGCGCTACACCGACCGCGAAGTGTGGCACCTGAAGGGCTTCAGCGAAGACGGCCTGGTGGGCCTGTCGGTTATTGGCGTCGGTTGGAGGTCGATGGTGGGCGCGCAGAACGTCGCCAAGGCCGCATCGGAACTGTTCGGTAAGAGCATGAAGCCCGACGCGGTGTTGAGCACCAAAGAGCTGTTGACGCTCGACCAGCGCGAGCAAATGCAGAAAAAGCTGATGGGTTCATTGTTCGGCGGCGAAGGCCACCGCATGATGTTGCTTGAGGCGACCGACTACAAGCAACTGACGATCAGCCCGCTTGATGCGCAGATGGCCCAACAGCTGGGACTGAGTGTTGAAGACTTATGCCGGTTTTTCTTGATGCCGCCGTCCATGATCGGGCACGGCACCGCCGTATCGAATTGGGGCACCGGGCGCGAGCAGATCAATCTAGGTTTTCTGCAGTACGTGCTGGACCCTATCCTGGTCCAGGTGCAGCAGAGTATCGGCAAGAACCTGCTAACGCCGGTTGAACGCCTTCGCTACTACGCCGAGTTTAGCCGCGAAGGTTTGCTACGCGCCGACAGCGCGGGCCGCGCTGAGTTCTATTCGAAGATGGTCAACAACGGTTTGTTGACCCGCAACGAAGTGCGGACTTTGGAGAATTGGGAACCCAAAGAAGGCGGCGACGACTTGACCGTCCAAAGCGCACTTATCCCTGTTACACTGTTGGGCAAAAGCACTATCCCCGCGCCAAAAATACCGGAAGAAAACAATGCACCTGCTGACTAAATCCATTGACCTGGACCTGAAAAGCCTGACCGAAAAGGGTAACTTTTCCGGGTATGGCTCGGTGTTCAATGTTGTTGACAAGGGCGGCGACATTGTCGCACCGGGTGCCTTTGCGGAAAGCCTCGGCAAGTGGCAGAAGTCGGGCCGCTCGGTGCCCGTGCTGTGGCAGCACCAGCCGGATCAACCTATCGGCGCGTGGGACGCACTGAAGGAAGACGACCACGGCCTGATGGGCGAAGCGTCCTTGTGGCTGGACGACGCGCCTTATGCGCGCCTGGCCCACAAGGGTATGAGCACCAAGACGATCACCGGTTTGTCGATTGGGTACCGCGTCAAGGATTACAGCGTCAACAAAGACACCGGGGTGTACACGCTGCAAAAGCTGGACCTGGTGGAAATCAGCGTTGTCACTAACCCGATGAACGACGACGCCCGCGTCGCCGACGTTAAAAGTTTGCTTGAGGCCGGTCGTTTGCCGGGTCTCCCTGAATTCGAAAAGTTCCTGCGCGAGGCAGGTGGCTTTTCTAAAACGCAGTCCATCGCCATCGCCGGCGGCGGCCTGTCAAAATTGCTTGCTCGGTGTGAGACCGAGGGCGAAAAAGGCGATGAAGTACTTGCCGCATTGCGCGGCTTCACCCTCAAAATTTAATAGGACTACACCATGACCATCGAAATTGAAGTAAAACAAGCGCTCGACAAGATCAACGACCAGATCAAAGAGCACGGCGACAAGGCACTGGCCGAAGCCAAAAAGGGCATTGATATGTCCGCCGGCGTCAAGCAGACCGTTGACGAAATGTTGACCAAGCAAGGCGAGCTGATCGCGCAAGTTACCGACCTTGAACAGAAGGCCGCGCGCCAAGGCAACGATCAAAGCAAGGCGGGCCAATCGCTGGGCCAACAGTTCACCGAGAACGACGCGTTCAAGAAAGCAC